CCAGTCAAGGGGCTTATCGGTAAAAGGCGGGAAACATGCTAACGCGGCTCAATAATAGGCTGGTAAAAGCCACAATAGAGGGCGATTGCGTAAAAGAAGCCCATATCTCTGAAGCTTACTACACAGACACACGCCAAGAGCTTTCTATTGCAGAAATAAGGGCGCTGACAGACCAACTTGGTGGACGGCTATACGAGGAGTACGAGGAACAGAAACAGGATCAGGCGGACTACTACTACGAACTTTATCGAGAAGGTTGAGATTTGAGTATGGTTGGGAAGTTTTGTGAAAAAAGGTGGAACGGATTGCGCGGATCAGGTAATGAAGCCGTCACTGAGCATTGCGCGCTCGGCTTAGAAAACGGCCACAGGAGTGCGCGGTGAAGTTTACGAATAAGTTAGGCCTTCCAGACGCAATCGTCAGAGCGGTCAAAAACGACAAATACTCCAAAGGCGATGCCGATTATTCCGCTACCCAATTATTAAAACCCCCTAGGGCTGTAGTGTTAGAACGCGAGCACTGGGAACACTTAGAGCAAGACGTGTCCGACCGCGTATGGTCCATGTTTGGCCAAGCTTTTCACGTTGTAGCAGAACGCGCAAATCATGAAGATGTTGCCGAACGTAGGCTCTCAATCACAATCAATGGCGTAAAAGTTTCGGGCGGGATGGATTTATTCCAAGAGGGTTCCGGTACCTATGTGGACTACAAAACCACGAATATGTGGGCCCTAAAAAACAGCGGACCCAAAGAATGGGAAAGGCAGTTTAATATTTACGCTGCGATTCTTCGGGCGAACGGAATTGAAGTCAAAAAAGCCAAGGCGATGATTCTAATTAAAGATTGGCGGAGTTATGAGCTTCGACAAGCCAAGGAAAGAGGAAAGCCGTATCCAGAATCTAGCATTCTTATGATGGACATTCCGCTTTGGGAACCTGAAAAGGCCTTAAATTTTTTAAAAACAAGAATTGCGCTTCACGAAGCTGCGAAAAAAATTCTCCCCGATTGCGATGAAGAAGAGCGGTGGAACGGAAACCGATGTGTAAAATACTGCCCGGCAGCTGCCAAGTGTGAACAGTTTCAAAAGCTAAGTAAGCCGGCTCCGGCCAAGAGCGCTGAAATTTTTAAGTTAAGAAGGAGTAAAAAGTAATGGGCAGAGATTCCGGAAATTATGCATTGAAAAACAATAACTGTGACGCCTGTAACGAAACCGGCGTTGCCTGTGATGAGCATTGCGAACACTGGGAAGTGTCCAGCTACATTTGCGACGATTGTGGCGAAGAAATGCAGATCCCCTGCACATTGCCCGATAACGACTAGGAGCAAGAAATGACGATGAAAACAAGCAAAGGAACTAACCTCCCCGTCTTAAATTTACGCGGAAAATCTTATCTCGAAGTTAAGTACCGCCTTGTCTGGTTTCGTGAAGAGCATCCTGATTGGTCAATTGAGACATCGATACTAAAGACGACCGAAGATTTCTCTCTTTGCCGGGCTGAAATTAAAGACGAAAACGGCAGGCTTGTAGCAACGGCCCACAAGTCCGAGAGCAAAGATAATTTTAGTGACCACACGGAAAAAGCTGAAACGGGGGCCATAGGAAGAGCGTTGGCCCTTTGCGGATACGGAACCCAATTCGCTCCTGAACTTGAGGAGGGAGAAAGAGTTGTCGACGCCCCGGTTTTGAAGCTGCCAACTTCCCGGAACGCCGACACGCCAGAGCCGCCGGCGGACGCGTCGGAGGCCTTTGGTGTATCAACGATATCTGAATGTCCTAAATGCGGGGCAGAAGGCTGGAAAAGTAAATTTTCAAACGGGTTTGCCTATTATTGCTCGAGGTATAAGAGCGGCTGTAAAGCCAAGTGGAATTAAGAATTTGTATTGATGAGCTTAAGATTGTTTAACACTATACCGATAAGTTGGCAGCGCGAAGTATGCCGACTTTTGAAGAATTAATTGCTGAGGTCCTAGATACCTACAAGTCACGAAAAGCTTTAAGGACCTACAAATCGACTCTCGCTAACGCAAGACACCTGATAGAAACGTTCAGCGGTATACGAGTCCAAGAGATTTCCCCAGACGATTTTTATTCCCTCCACGTCAAAAGATGCCGCATTGAAGATCCAAATCGGAACTTGAACAACGACAGAAAGCTTTTTGTCAGAACTCTTTTTATTGCGTACCGGCGAGGCATCATTTCAGTTCCGCCAGTGAAAATTCCCAAGCCGGACCTTGAATCGACTATTGGACGCGAGATTACACCGACCGAAATTAACTTTTTGTTTTCCGAGTGCCGAAATCAGGAGCTTAAATTTCAAATGGAAATGGCCTTACGAACTGGAATGCGGAAAATGGAGCTGCTTCACCTAAGATGGGAATATGTCGACCTTTTCCGTGCAATCATCACCCTGCCCCCCCAAGTTACTAAAACCAGAAAAGGCAGAGCTTTCCCGATAGCTAGAGACCTAAACGTGAGGCTTCAAACGCGCAGGCTGAGGGTACCAGGGGAGTGGGTGTTTCCATCAAAGCTTAAGCCCGGGCTTCCCATAGAAAATAACCGAGGAGCGTGGGAGCGCCTTTTAGTAAAAACAGGGATTCGGGCACGCTGGCACGATTGGCGTCACACCTGCGCCAGCCGAAAAGCCAAAGCTAAAATACCCAGGGGATTTATCGCCAAAGAGTTGGGAATGAGTGAAAAAGTTTTGTCCTCGATTTACATGCACCTGGATGCAGAGGACCTAAGGGAATCCGCAGAGTCGATAGCCCTTCCTTAATTCTTCAATTTTATTTGGTATTTAAATAGACGAATCGTCAGGGACTTCCTAGCAAGGATGCATCTAAGGCTTGCTTTTGTCTAGAAAGTTTGCCAAAACTGGCCCTGTCTAGAAAGTCCCAAATGATGCGTCTATTTAACCCAAATTCATTTTTTTTACATCTCCTCAATCGACAATTCGTGTCGAAATTTTCGTTCCTTAATCAGCGGGTGGGGGGTCTCGAACCCCCTACCCTCAGCTTGGAAGGCCTCGGGCACCAATCGTGTTTTTTCATTCACAATTCTGAATCAGCTTTACCGAATTTTTATTTTCTGGGTTTCGCTGGCGCAATCAGCGAGGGCCGGGCCTCTGGGAGTGTAGTTAGGAAACAAAGGGGTCCGGCCATATTTAATTCAACGGGGGTTATTACAACATGGAGAGAGTCGAGATTGAAATCGTGAATTGGGGCAAACATCAAACTTCGACGGATAGCGTTCGGCATCCGCGTTGGTTCAAAGTGAACAACGATATTGCAACTAATGACGCACTCTTTGGGTTGTCCGCGTCAACTAAGTGGCTTTGGATCTGTTTGCTGGCACACGTTTCGAAGAACATACGGAGTTGCCACAGAGGTGACACAGAGTTGGCACGGAGTTGCCACGTAGATGCCACGCACTTCACACGGACCTGCAACATCCGAAGAACGGATTTCAAACGAGGCTTAACAGAACTTCAGGCACGAAAATGCATAAAAATTGTACAGTGGACTGACAGTCGGGTGTCAGACAGATTAGATAAGAAGAGAAGAGATAAGAAGAGAGGAGATCTCTCCGAGGGAGCAACTTCAATTCCGCCTACGGCGGTTTCACCTGCTTCGCAGGTTGAAACTCGGACTCCTGCCAGGGATTTGATTGTCGAATTTATAAAAGCCTACGAGGGCAGATACAAAACCCGGCCCGTAATCGATGGGCGTACTCAGGGGTTGGTAAAGCAGGTGTTAAAAGCCGTTCCTCTCGAACGAGCTAAGCTTTTAGTTCAGTGCTACCTGCAACTGGAAGAGCCTTGGTTTAAGACTAAGGCCCACGATTTTGTCACTTTTTACGAAAACTTAACCAAAATCTCAACGTCGTTGGACGCGGGCAAACTTGTCGGAACCGATGCGGGGCCGCGTGAAAAGGACTGGAGGGAAATCGTGAGGGAACGGGAAAATGACCGAAGAAGTATTCGAGAGACAAATACAAAGACTCTCGTCGCAGTGGAAAAATAGTTATGGCCCAGAAAGAAAAGCGTTGCTCTGGGAAGCATTTAAAAACGAAACCGATGAAACGTTCACAGACGCGGTCTCGGAGTGCTTGGGTACCCTCAGGGGTGCACCGCTCGTCGAAGACCTCTCTAAGGCCTGTCAGAACGCAAAAACGAGGCATTTTAAACAAGCTCACTACACTGAAAAGTCGGTGTTGGGCGAAATGTATTCTTTGGCTAGTAAAAATAGAACGGCGGATAGAGACTTTGTCGCTCAGTGTCTCCGACTTCTTACTGATTATCAAAACCGCAAAATTACAAAGGCGCAGTTTGAACAGGGGTGTGACCTTCTCGACCAGGCCGCGAAGCTTCACATGAGCGCCAAAGGACTAAAGTGGAAACCAAAACCCAAATCGCATTATGAACCAGGAGCGCCCAAATATGGAGTGGGGCAACCAGCCGAGTAAGTGTTCCCACTGCGGGTCTCAGATAACTGGCCGCGGCGAATTTGTTTTGTTGAAAAACGAGTTCAAGCGTTTTTGTAATCGCAAATGTGCGGCAAATCTCATTTATTGGATTTGGGAACAAAAAATGAAGGAGAAGGAAACCGAATGAGCGACAAGGAATTGGATGAAGCGGAACAGATTGAATACCTGCTTTTATCTATGCGGCAGACGCTTGACATACTGGCCAGTATTTTAGACAAGCGCGATAGCCAGAAAATTACTGTCCCCGATAATTTGGGCACGTATGTCGAAATCGATATGGGGGAGGAATGACTTTCTGTGTTGTAGTTCTCGCAGTCGCATTTTTCGGTATTTGGATTTTGGAGGAAGCCTTTTCGGGGGAGTAAATGGGGCGCGTCCACAAATATGGGGCGAAGAGGTCCGAAATTGGCGGTCACTCTTTTCCCTCCCAATTGGAGGGCGCGCTCTACCAACACCTCGTTTTTATGGAAAAAGGCGCCCTGATATCCGATATCCGACGCCAACCCACAGTTCCTCTGCTTACGCATCCCAAATGGAAAAAAAGTTGGAAGCCCGATTTTGTCGTTTTCGATAGAGCCAATAACGCGGATGTTTATTACGAGGCTAAGGGGTTTCAGACGGATGATTATTTAGCCAAAAGGCTTTTGTGGGCCTATTTTGGACCGGCGCCGCTTTACGTTTACGGCGGAAGTCACAAAAGGTTAAGGCTTATTGAGACTATAATTCCGTTGGGGGCGAAAATTGTTTATCCGGGTGAATCGTGACCGCTGTACCAGTCTATTACTGGGACGACGTTATTATGATCGCAGCGGCGTTGTCGGTTTTTGTAATTTTACTTAGTCCGGGACTTAAGAGGTAGTGAAATGGAAAAAAATATTTTTGGGAAAAAATTTATGGTCGAGCAATTAGACCGTGACCGTGGGTACATAGTGGCTATGGAACATGAGGAAGAGGAGCCCCCGTTCGGGTATACGCTGACAAATCGCATCGCCAAACTTGTTCTGACGTTTGAGGAAGTGCAAAAGCTTTTGGGCGAGTGGGAGAAGAAATGAAGATGGTTGTTTGGTTCGTGGCGCTCCTCCTTTTTTTAAATATTATAGCGTTTGTTGTTGGGCTTGTGGATGAGGCCGTTCACAGATGTGACAACCGAAAGCGACGAATTCACTATATCGTTCCAGCATATTTTATTGGTTGTTGGCTCACAGAGGAAGTTTATGACTGATGGACCTTATACTCCCGGCGACTTCAATTTCAACATGGGACTCAACCAGTTAATTGAACATTTGAACATCTACGTTGCCCAACAAGCCAACACCCTATTCGAAAAGTATTATCAGGAAAGGTTAGCCCGCGAGTTGGGTGAGGCGCCGAAAGATACAATTTCCAAGTTTATGCATGAGTATTGTTTCGATGTGACCCTAAACATGAACGATACGTTTTTTTACGCTTGCGCCCAAGCTACCGCGATACGACCAGAGGACTTACCAAAACTGATGGAAACTGAGGCCAAGTTTGGCCCTAGTGGCGTTGTGGCATTTGCTTCGATTGTCGAGGAATTGGACCCAATAAAAGAAGCCCTAAGAGAGGACTTTTACAAGGCGTTAGACTTTCTTAAGGGGTACGAGTTTTGGTCAAAGATGAACTGCTATCGCGAATATCACTGCATTACATGTGATTGCAAAGAAGAGCGAGAGATTTTGGGCGCACCAATCCAGGCTAGATACACAAAGAGAAAATCTGAAAACGGTTACTCCATAGTTGAGTGTTTTACTGAAAATGGAAAATGCGCAGAAGGCACTAGCATCAACGCGGCAAAAGAGGCGCTAATGGCGAAATATAAGAAATGACTTCGCTCCCCACGCTTATCGAACATTTAAGAGAGCTTGAGAAACGGGCGACGCCTGGGCCGTGGGAATATTACATTTCTGAGGTGATAAACAACGAAGGCCTAAAGGTGTGCGCGATTGGAAGCAAGGATTTCTGGGAGAGTGATTTTACTCTGGCAGAGGATACTGCTCATTCCGAACTTATCATGGCCATGCGCAATTCCCTCCCCCTGTTATTAGACGCGCTCGAGATTCAGCGCAAGGCTTTGGAGGAAATGACCGAAGACAAGGATGATGGCGGTGCCGAAGGATGGTACGGCACAAAAGCTTATGAAGCCATCTCCAAGTGCGACGCGTTGGTGCAAGCAAAGGGGAAAGAATGAGTAAGCCGCAAACAAATTGTTTAGTTTGTAACACCGAAACGAAGCTTGCGTTGTGTGACGCCTGTAATAACAAAGCGTTGCTAGATAAGGCCATCGAAGTGATTAAGTTTTACGCGAACAATGACACGTACAAGAGAACTCCAAACGTAGGATTCGATACGATTTCAATTGTTGAAGATCCAGCCGGAGAAAAAGCCAGGGAATTTCTCGAAAGGATTGAGAAGTGAACGCTGAAGAGATTAACTTAGTAAGAGAAATCGGACTTATGATTTTAGTTGGTTTTGTTGCGTGGCAACTACTTAGGAATTTGCGATGACCGATAAATTTTCATGGGACGCCCCATTCCGTGCGGAACAATTTGAAAAATATGATGAGTATACGCAGTTTGAGGACGGGAAAGTTATTTGCAGCCAAATCCAAGAGCATGGGGTAAAGGTTTATGGAGAACTCGTGGAACCTATCGCAGTATTTGGAACATTGCGAAGACAAGAATGCACACACGAAGCGATTTTGATTGATGTGAAGGAATTGGGAGGGGATGAAGAATGAATTTAATTATATGCGCCAAGTGCGGGGCCCATTATCAATCGACGTTTAACCACGTCTGCCAGGTTACCTCTGGCTATTTGAATGTTGGCCCACACATGGGTTGGCAGTGTCCCATTTGTAAGGCAGTTATGGCGCCCTTTCATCCTACGTGTTGGTATTGCAAGCCCACCACAACGATGGCGTTCACGAACACGAGTGGCGAAATTGGGCCAATAAAATGAAAGACCTAATCGGCAAGATATGGGCTTGGTTATTTGTTATCCTGAATTGGCGGGGGAAGAAGAGTTGAAATGAATGCTCTGGATGCTGCACTTGCAAGGAACGTTATTCAAAAACTTAGAGAGGACGCAAAAAAATTGGGTATTTCAAAACTGGCCCATTTGAGTGGTATTCCACAAAGCACTCTATTTGCTACTTTGAAAGAAGGTAGCAATCCCAGTTTTCAAAACGTTGTAACGATAGCTTTCAGATTGGGATACTTGGTGAATTTGGAAAAACTTTCCGGTTCGCCGGAATGAGCGGCGGAGCGAAGCGGTATACACGTGGGCCCTTGGGAAACCGCACGAAGATGCCATCGACAGGCGCATGAAAGTGTCGAGAAAGGAAAGGGCCTTACCGCCGCTTAAAATTTGTGAGGACTAAATGAAATACGACTATCAACTGACATGCATAGAAATACGGTTAATTGACGCCAAAAGCTGTCAGTACGTATTTAAAAACGAAAACGACCTAAGCCCCGATCAACGCATTACCTGGACGAATAAGCCCGGCGTTTGGGAGGTCGGGAAAAGCTACAAAGCCAGCGTCGACGGGAAGGAATGAAAGTCCCACAAGAAAAAACCCGCCTTGTTATCTTTGTAGGCCTTATCGTTTTAGGCTTTTGGGACTTAGGATGCCTTGTCTTTGAAGCCAAAGACTTTTGGACCGTAAGCCAAGTGATGACCCACGTTGGAATGACGTCACCCTTTGTCGTCTTTATCGCAGGAATGTGTATCGGGCATTTTTGGTTTAAGTCAGGCATTGATACCTAGTTTCAAATCGAAAATCAGTTCTGTATAACTAAACTGCTTTATCGCGCTTCAAAAGACGCCGGGACGGGGAATAGGTCTTTGTCCCGGCGTTCCCATCGTTGTACTTGATAATAAATAAAGTTAAATTGACACCTGTGAATATGCGAAGGAACGTGTCCCTTTGCAAAAAGGAAGAGGCTCGGAGCGGTCCGGGCCTTTTCTGATTTAAAGCGTCAAGGGGAAGTATGAGTAAAGAACGGCATCAAACCATTCTTCTATATCTGTTTTTGGTATTCGCAGCGGGTTTTGCAGTGCGTTTTATCTGGCCCTACATCGTAAAACTAAACCTGTTAGACATTGGATAATTTAGTCCGTTTATTTGATATCTTTACAATGAATAGAAGAGCCCGTAGATTTTTGAAAAAAACTTCCCGCCGGTTGAGGGGTTTCACGGAGAGAAATGTGACCGAAAAAGAGATTAATGAAAAGTACCCGCAAGTTGCGGCAAGCCTAGGTCAAAGGGTTTACATGCTGTGCTTGCCAATTATCGAAATTGTCGATCACCTCGGACAAATGCTTCAGATGAATCGGGAAATGTCGAAGATTAAGCAGATTCAAGCGGAAGCTCAGAAACAAAGCGAAGAAAAAACGAGTTCCACGTAAAATTACAGCGGGAATTAATGTCAATATTCTTGATACTACTTTCCTTCTGCACGTATCCGGTGGTTTTGGGCACTTGGCCCGAACAGCAAGCGGCATATAAGGGCACTTTCGCAACCGATTTATTCACTTATTTTAGAGCTATTCTGATTGTTGGCGCAGGAATTCTGCTAATCCCAAAAATCAAGAATCTGCATATTGGTTGGTTCTGTCTTCTTTTTCTTTTAACGCTTTCGACGGTATTTAGCCGGCACCCCGAAACCGCCCTGTTTGGCACCCCTAATCACTACGAGGGGTTTTTGGTTATCTGCGCCTATTTCATCTTTGCTATGCAGGGCGCGGTATCAGAGAAGGCTCTTAGGTATCCGGTCTACATAGTCGGGTTCTTTGCGTTACTTCAATTAGTCACCGGGTGTTATTTCTTATTCCCTGGGATCAACGATTTGATTCCTCAAGAATATGTTTTTGAGATACAGCGATATCCGGTTTTTTCAACCCTAGGAAACCCAAACCATGTAGGGCTTTTTTGCGCCCTACTTTTTCCATTCTTTGTAGAAAAAAGGGACCTTAAAGCTTCGGCAATTCTTCTAGCGCTTTTAATCTTAAGCGGTAATCGCGGTGCGTGGGTCGCGGTATTGGTAACGACTTTTTACCTATTTAGAAAAAACTGGAAGGCTATTGCCGTAGTAGCAGCGATTTGTATGACCGCGCTAATCCCGAGAGTTAAAGAAACGTTCGACTCCCTACACTGGCCGATTCAACCGGGAGACCTAAACGCAAGAGCGCTTATCTGGGAAAAGACTATTCCGATGCTAAAGGACAAATGGGTGCTAGGCGCTGGACCTGGGGCTTACGCGTTAGACTTTCCTAATGGGACCGCTGAAATGGAAAAACATAGTCTGCACAAGGTTGTGGTTGATAGGCCGCACAATATTTACCTGCACACATGGTATGCGATGGGATTTGTATCGCTCTTAGTTTGGGCGTGGTTGGTCAGAGATTTCTTTTGCGTCTCTAAAGATAGAGCGCTTAAGGCGGGGATTTTAGGTTTTTTGGTAGCGGGGCTTTTTACTGACTCAGTTGTCAGTGTGACGCCCTACTTTATGGCTATGCTGGGAGACAGAGCATGATTTTTCAATTTCCGGGTCAAAATAAAGGGCCAGACTGGGATGGCAAGTGCCACGGTTGCCAAAAGCGGGTTTTCCAGCCATCGGTGGCGCAGATAGGTCCTTTCTGGATTTGCGATGACTGCATAGAAAACCATTTTCCAAAAAGTAAATATTCGGTCAACCAAGCGGCCGATATTTTAGAAAAAATAAGGGGATTCAAATAATGTGGCCATTTAAAAAGAAGAAAAACTCTCGGTTCACCAGCACGAAAACGATCGTTGACCAGATGCACGAACGCCGTCCTCTTCCTATGGGGCGTGCTGAATTTGAAGAATGGTCTGATAGGATTATCGCAGGAGCGTTAATTCCCGGCGCAACAGTGGAAAGTCAGAAGTGGACGCTTGCCAACCTCTTACTTCATCTAGGTCCGACAGAATCCCACAAAGAGGATGCGTTTTTTATTCATTCGCTGAGGAAGTTTGCGACCAACCAGGTGGCGGATGCGATGCGGAATGAAATTAGAGACGCAGAAAAGGCGCGCTTAGCCGAAAAAGAAAAACAAAAAGAGGTTTTGCCCGCACCCAATGAAAACCAAGTTTTGGCAAACTAGGGAGTTTGAGAAACTAAAGGACGAATGGTACGCGAAACTAAAAAGCTCAGGCTTCCATGACGCCGAAGATGAAATTAAGGGCAAATCTTATTTAAGGCAGTCGGCTCTTAATTGTTACCGGGGGAATAATTTAACGGAGATAGAAAGTAAGCAACGCTATTACGAACTTCTGGGCCAAAAGTTTTACGAGGAACAGGACTTCAGGGATGAAATCGAAGAGTTTGTAATGGAAAAACGAGTTAGCGGAGTGAAAAGCGTTTCAATCTCTAGAACCCTAGAACGCATCGGGGAACGGTGCCACAAAGATACGGTCAGAAAGATTATTAGAAAATACGAGAAGCGATGGCAAATCATCAAAACCAAATAGAGGCGACTTGTAAGATTAAAATCTGTAAGGGCGATAGGCTCCCAGATACGTATCGAAATTTTATTATTGCGCGCTGGACCAGAAGTTTTCGATACGGAAACGACTACATGCGGCTTATCGACTCCGATGCGTACTATAAGGCTTACACTAAATACATCGAAAGCCTATTACAGCAACCCAACACGCTGGTTCGAATTGCAATTCTGGCCGATACTCCCGATGTGGCATTCGGATTTGCCGTTACATCCAAAGAAGTGCTGCACTATGTTTACGTCGGCCTAGATTACCGAAGGTTGGGGATTGGTAAGTTACTGGTCCCAGGCCCGATTTCAGAGTTTACGCATTTAACTAAAACAGGACTTAAACTTTGGCCGGCTAAGGCATCAAAAGCCAAGTTTAATCCTTTTCAAATCAAGTGAGGAAAAATGAAAAAAGAAGTCAGGTTTCTAGAGGTTTACTCAGATATCTTTTTTGTCGGAGTAAATTTAGGAAAGAAGCTACCAAACGCTAAGTGCCAAGACCTAAAGATTTGGTACGACACCGAAAACGATTGGTTCGAATTCCATTATAAAAAGCGAATTGGCTACACTAGACAGAATTCAGCGTTTTGGGAGTTTGAAGAAGGTGAAAAGCCCGTTGAAGTCGTAAACACCCATAAGCCAATGGACACGAAGAAGATTAAAGGCGCCCAGGTGTCGGGCCCTACTGACCATGTGTTCCAAGGCCAAGGCGCTGGACTAAAGCGGCAATGACCGAACGAGACAGAAAAATTTTAGAAATGCAGTGCGAGAGCACAAGGCGCTGCTTAGAAAGACCGCCTGACCTAGACTTAGAATGGCTGAGCCGCCCTATTCCCAAAGAGGCGCAGGTATTAAAGTCCGATGGAAGCGTTGACCTAAACGTTAGAGCATTTAGCGAAGAAGAAGTCAGGATTGAAAGCAAGATAAGATACGAACGCGGCGGCCATTTGGCCAAAATGAGAAACGAACCGGAAGCAAAGGCAGTAAGCGAGCAAAGAAAAAAGACGGCTATCGAAGCGTTTATGACCTCCAAGACCGTTGAGGGGATCAAGAGCGCATTCAAAGCGATTATGGCGCAGGTTGAGGATGTTAGCGTAAAGATGGGGGTAAGATTCCGTGAAGAGTGAACTAAGTTTTTTGTTAGAGCTAGTCTTAGACGAGCAAGTGCCACAACCCATCAAGACGCGATTGGTAAAAAGAATCCAAGACGTTGAAAAGAGTTATGTAAGCCCGCACCAACAAGCGCGCGGTCCGGGGCATGGGCCAAAAGCCTTAACGGGTAACCCAATAGTCGCAACGCAATCTCCCAGCATGCAAAGGATTATGGAAAAAAACCCAGACCTAATCCCTAAGCCACCGATGCCAGAGAACGCGGTGACGGCAAAGGCTTTAGCGGACAGACAGGCTTTGATTAACCAGGCCATTAGCGGAAAAGAAGAAAAAGGACGCGTAAGCCCAAGAAAATTTTAACGCGGACGGTATATTAAATTAATGGAGGAATAATATGCCATTCGAAAAAGGAAAGCCTAGACATGCCAATGCAGGGCGAAAAAAGGGAACTCCCAATAAGCGCCGCACTATCTTCGAGAGCTTGGAGGAAATCCGAACAGAGGATGGAAAGCCTGTGGACGTAGTAAAGCTATTCTTCCAAGGGCTTCAGACCATGCCGCCTTACCAACAAGTGGATGCGTTACTAGATTTGATGAAGTTTATCTTTCCCACACAGAAGTCTTTAGAGCTTGGGAATAAAGATGAAGAAGGCTTTAAAGTAATCATTGAGGATTATTCGAAGAAATGAGATTTATTTACGACCACTGCGGAAAAATTCTTATTGGGCTTCTGGTCGTGTGCTTTGTGGGAATGTATTACGATCAGAAAAATGTCTGTCGTTTGATGCAAGAGTGCCTGAAGGACCACAAAGAATATGAGTGCTATGCCATGTTGCGAAGGCCGCACAGGGGGAATTCGTATGTCCCCACTCCTGTAATTATTCCAAGATAAGGACTATTCAAAGAAATGAACGTGGTTACATATAGAGGCGATAAGCCAGAAATAGTGTCAGACCCAAACTTTGCGCTGGTTGTTGAGTTACTGAGCAAACAACTAGATGTTTTAAAGCATTTTGGGACGAGCGCAGCTGTAGTCAGTGCCGGCACCAAATTGACATTAGAATCAGATCATGAACGAACTGAGAATCGCCCTACAACCGAAGCAAAAGCTTCTCTATAAAACCGTAGAGAAAACCCCCATCACGTTTTACGGTGGCGCTAAAGGCGGCGGGAAGTCTAAAGGCCTTCAGCTTTTGATGCTGCTAAGAAGGTTTGAGTATCCTAAGAGTACCGGTGCAATCTTTAGGAAAACGTATCCAGAGCTAGAAGCAAATCACATAAGACCTTTATTTCAGGCCTTCCCTTCATTGAGAGCTTATTACCAAGAGAGCAAGAAATTACTAACTCTCCCAAACGGTTCCGAGCTTCAATTTTGTCATTGTAAAAACGAAGCTGATATTTCTTTGTACCAAGGTCGAGAGTTTCACGACCTAGCAATCGACGAAGCCGGTCAGTGGACCGAAGCAATGTTTCGAACTCTTTTAGGCTCAAATCGTTCATCTAATCCCGATATTAAACCAAGGTGCGTCCTAACGGGCAACCCAGGTGGCATTGGACACGGTTGGTTAAAAAGAATATTTATCGAAAAACGATTTAACGAAAGAGAGAGACCCGATGACTACGCGTTTATACAAGCTTTGGTCGATGATAACTCGGCCCTTATGGATAACGATCCTGATTATGTCAGGCGCCTTGAGTCAGAACCTAACGAAGCTTTACGCAAAGCTTATCGATTTGGAGATTGGGATATTTTTGCGGGCCAATTTTTTCAAGAAATTTCAAAGGAAGTTCACTTAATAGAACCGTTTCATATTCCGCCGCACTGGAATCGCTTTGGTTCTTATGACTATGGTTACAATCATCCGTTTAGCTTTGGTTGGTTTGCAAACGACGAGGATGGAAATACTTATCTTTACCGAAGGTTATCCAAAACTAACATGCGAGTAGACTTGCAAGCTAAGGCAATCAATGAATATGAGGACACTGCTTTGCTGTATCCAATCGTGGCAGGGCATGACTGTTGGACACAAAAGTCAGTTTTGAGGGATGACGCTTTGCCGCCGACAATCGCAGAACAGTTTTCATTGCACGGTATACACCTGAAAAAAGCAGTTATTGACCGGATCCAGGGGGCGGCTCAAGTCAGAGATTATCTTGCGTGGCAAAAACGGCCTGGCAACAAGCCCAGGTTTTTTATTTTTAATATTCCTGGATGTGTCGAGGTTTTTGATTGTTTAGCGAGAATGATTCACGACCCCGATAGAGTTGAGGATGTGCTAAAGGTTGACGCGACTGAAGGCGATCCCATGAGTGGGGACGATGACTATGACATGATTCGTTATGGACTTATGAGTAGGCCTTCTATCACGGATAAGATTAAGCCCAATCACGCGATTGGATCCCCTGGTTGGTATAACCAACAGGCGGAAGATATTTGGGAAAGAGAGCGGGAAAGGCTTGAACAAGAGGCTGGGAACAGCACAGAATGGCCGAACGTATGATTAAGGAAACCTTGTACATTCATTATCTTTCTGAACAGCCTCTTTACTTGATATGTTCTTATTGGGCTAAAAGTAAGTTAGGAGATGAATGCTTAGGTTTAATTACTATTCCAGACACGTGGTGCCCTAAGCAAAGAGCTTATGCAATAGACGACGAGCATTTTTTGTTGGGCGATGCCAGTCAAGGTGATATGGGCGGTCCTGTTAAGACCGAATAGCTTGGTTCGATTCCAAGTCGCCCAGTTTTAGTTTGAGATATGCGGTGGCAACTTCAAGTGCCCATCTCTGAGTGTTTATGGTGCAGTCGGCCGCAAGCCAAACCATTCTCGCTTTTTGAATCAATAGGTTTTTGTCAAAGCAACCATTCTTCTCTTGCTCTCTTATCCAATTTTCTAAATCAGCTGGGTTAGGAAAGTATTCCATCCCTAAAACCAACGCATTTTAAAAAGCTCCAACCACTTAGCCCAAGCGATCCTGCCGGCGGTATATTGAACCATGTAAAGTCCTGGGCCCACCGCCTTAAGTTCTGCCTTATCCCAACAGATGTAATGCATATTTCTTTCTCCGTTCTAAAGTGCGGCGGTGCAGGCTGCGAGTACGTTACTCATTCCTGCCGACTGGCTTCCGAGAAGATTTAAACGTCGCCAGCACTTAGCCTCTTCCGGGCATCAACCTATTCGCGTTAAGGTGTCGACCGCCGCAATCAAATTCCTACCAAAATCTTCCAAAAAACGCACTTTTTGACAGGAATAGAGGTGAAAATTGCTTCCTTTCCTCAAAAACAAGATGGAAGGCTCAGTCGCGGTAGAACCCGATTCGGTTAAACGCGAGCCTGATAACGAGCCAGAACTAGATTCCCTAGAAATAGCCGTGAAAGAACTATTTGACGCAAAGAGTGACAAGGACCGAGCTGCGGCCTTTCGCGCGGCATTTGAGCTTTTGGAAATGCAACCCCACGAAGAGGCTAACCACTAATGGCTACCGGATATCCTGAACCTTTTCCCACACTCGCCGTGTTTAACCCTTTTACGGGAAAAATTTATTTTCGAAGAAACTGGGCAAAGGTGCCCTACTCACATGAAATTTTGGGAGACCTATAAATGGCAAACTACTTAATTTTAGACCAAAGCCAGGTCTTTACCGGCTTGGGCACGTTGACTTACACGGTGGAAGATACCGGAGCTTACAACGTTCAAGTTCAAACCACCTTCCCTCAAGCTTTTATCGAAGGAAGCGGTGCAGGTTCGGGCCAAGGCTTAGGCTCGGGCGTTGGTGGCGGTGGACAGGGTTTTGTTTTGGGGGACCGTGGGGCCGGATATGGCGGCGTTGGTCAAGGGTTTGGTACCGCAAACAACTACCAACAGCCGTCATCCCAGGCGAGTAATCAGACTACCAATCCTGGAATCACCTCGTCTTTAAGCGTCGTGGTTAATAAAAACGGCTCGCCCATTTACACAAGCGTTGCGCCGACGCTTGGACAGTCGGGTCTTAAGTTTCAACACAGCTTTTTAGCAACCGCGGCAGACAGCATTACGGTTGTTATCTCAGGTAACGCAACCTCGGATGCAGCTCTAAACGCAGTTGTTTCTAACGTATCTATTTCACAGGGACTCTAAAAATGAAAAAACTATTCGCTCTTTTGTTTTTCGTAAGCGCCGTCGTAGTAGCTTTAAATTTCTCAGGCCATCAAAGCTTAAACGGAATTCCAAGTACCGGAGTAAGAGACACATCTATCTTTAAAGCCATCACGCCAGACTACTACTTTGTGAACGGGCAATTAACGTTGCCGTCGGGTTCTTCGGTGGTTGCGATTGTCAGTAAAAACGGAAGCGCTGTTTACACAGGCGTTACGGGAGCCAAAGGCTTTCAGGTACGCGGTCTAAAGCTAGAAACCAACGATGAGGTTACGGTGCGTTTACGGTCTAGCAATTCGGTAGACCAAAAGCTTAACGCGGTTCGCGGTGAAGTTTACTACGGCAACGGCATGTAAGGAGATTCCATGGGAAAGCTTTTGAAGAAGAAGAAAGATAGCTGGAAAGGCAGTAAGCGTGTTTGGGGCGAAAAAGACCACAACAATGCTCCTACTGGCCCAACAGAATACCGTAACAGAAATAAAAGCTCTGACTTGGATAGCGGGCAACGGAAGGGACCGCAAGGTTATCCGAAATATCAAGAGCAAGCGCAAAACCAAAAAGGGGTTCATACCCCGGTTAGCGGCGTAACCGGTTTCCCCGGCGGTAAAGGAACTAGTCGGGCCGGCAGTTACACAAAAGAGAAATATGCCGGCAAGCCTTTGTTTTCCGGAAAGGATCATCCAGCAATCGAAGAACACAAGCGCGTTCTAAAAGAAATGAGGGAAGATAAGGGCGACCGAAAAAACTTGGCCGAAGGAGGAGAAGTGGGTTGCGGTCCCGAATGCGGTTCTCCTTGTGACGTCCACGGTGACATCGTCAGTAAAGTTTTGGGTAAAAGAATGTCCCAAGGCGGCGTAGTCGCTAACGAACAAGGCCCGGGTGCTGACGAACTGCCAAACGAGTTTGATTACTTAGCTCTTAGTGGGGGGCTTGAGGACAACTCAGGTCCCGGGAACGAACACGGCGACTCAAGTCTGTTCGAGGACGTAGTTTCTCGAATCATGTTGAAACGAAAGAAGCAACACAACCCGAGTCCTGCGTGATTGAGAATCTTAAAGATTTAAAAGCCCTCTTAAAGTTATGCCGTCAAAACGGTGTGACTGAAATTAATTGGGGCACAGGTTCTTTAAAGCTTGGCGGTGACGGCCCGCTTCCTCTTTTAAATCCGGAAGTAGAGGAAATGGAAGATGCCGAAGCCAGGTTTATGGAAATTGCCGAAGCCCCTCTTACCCATGAGGAGGCCGTTGCCTTCGCAGCGGGCGCTTAGTTGAAAATAAAAAATCCCATTCCGTCGGCCGGTAAGATAAAAATGAAAACAAAGCCGGGGACCGACCTTGCCGGGCGTGGGGAAGCTTTTGAATGGTGGTTAGCAGAAAATGATGTCCAACTTGCTAAAGAGCTTTGCTCTACAGCTGCATATCTTAAGACAAATCAAACCTATCGCATTCGTCAAATTGCAGCTTCTATTCGCCTATATGCGGGTTTATCGGTTTATTCGTACGCAGGTTCAAACGTTTCGAAGATGGATAAGACCCGAACGTTACCGGACGATAAGCCAACGTTTAATCTCATCCGAGCGTGTGTAGACACTCTTCACGCTAGACTTAGTCAAAACGAACCCCAACCTAAGTTCCTGACAGACAATGCAGACTATAAACAAAGACACCTGGCACAAAGACTTAATCAATTTGTCCTTGGTGAGTTTTACCAAACGAAGGCTTACGAAAAGGCAGCTAAGATTCTTAAGGACGGCCTTACGATTGGGACCGGTTGCTTAAAGGTTTATGAAGGGGATGACAGGAAAGTTGCTGTCGATAGGGTATTGGTTAGTGATTTATATGTCGACGATAACGATTCTATTAATGGCCAACCGCAACAGTTAGTCCAACTAAAATTAATGGACCGGGAGAAACTGTTTTACGAAACAGACGATAAGAAATCTCGTAAGGTAATCGAGAACACCCCCTCTAGTTATCCAGATAATTCTCCTGATTCAGGCCGAACGATTACCGACCAAATCATGGTGGTTGAGGGTTGGCGTTTGCCGTCTGGACCTGACATCGATTCACCTAATTACATGCCGGGTAAGCATGGGATTTCTACTGTTGAGGGGACTTTACTTAATGAAGAATGGAATAAGACAAAATTTCCTTTTGTATTTTTTAATTATTCTGACCCTTGGTTGGGCTACTTCGGTCAGGGTATTGGAACCCAGCTATTCGGTACTCAAATTAGTCTACAACGCATTTTGTATACAATATCTCGGGCTATTACTCTTGTTGGTGTTCCTAGAATATTCGTCGAACAGAACTCAAAAGTTGTTAAAGCGCACAACAACAACGAAATCGGAGTAATCATTACCTACTCGGGCACTAAGCCCAGTTACGAAGTCGCGCCTTGTAATGCTCCTGAACTTTATTCCGAACGCGATAAATTAATTGCTTATGGATTCCAAGAAACCGGTGTGTCGGCGATGCAGGCAACTAGCCAGAAGCCGGAGGGACTTGATAGCGGAGCTGCGATTCGTTCTTATGACGATATCGCCACTGACCGTTTCGCTTCGATATCCAAAAAATACGATAATGTTTTTGTCGAACTCGCTTACCAGATTACAGACGTTGCAAAAGACATTGCAGAAAAATACGGGCGCTACGAAACGGTCTACCCGAATAAAGACGGGACAAAAGAGATAGACCTTCCCGCGATGAAGTTCTTAAAAGACCCGTTTGTAATCAAGTGCTTTACTGAGAGTTCTTTGCCGAGAACGCCAGCCGGACGCATGCAGTCAGTGACAGAACAAGTACAGGCAGGGATGTTGACGTTACGAGAAGGAAGACGGCTATTACGATTCCCAGACCTCGAGCAAAACGAGCAACTCGATAACGCATCCGAAGAGCGTATCTTTAAAATCCTGGACGCGATAGTGGAAGATGGGCAGTACACCGAACCTGACGCGTTTATGGATTTAAACTTAGCGATTGAACTTGTCGTTAAGTACTACAACCTCTACATGGCAGCAAAACTCGAAGAAGAAAAAGCCCAGATGCTTCGAGACTTTTTTACGCAATGTTTAGCATTGCAAGCTGCCGCAGCGCCCCCTCCTATGCCGATGGCAGGAGCGCCGGCAACCCCACAAGCAAACCCGGAACCCTTACCAACTAGCCCTTTAGTTCCTAATGCGCCCTCACCCCAAGTTGCGTGATTTTTACTTAAACCAAAACGGAGAAAAACATGAAAATCAGTCCAGTTGCAGGTACGCCCACTATTCCACAACCCACAAATACGGGGTTATCCCCAGAAAAGCTTGCCCGAATTAAAGGCATTGCATCGGGTAAATCGGAAGTTATTCCCCCGCCAACAGAGGACGATAAGACAAAACTTTTAGATGCGACGCAAAAGATTGCGATGCAGGTAAATAAGACCACGGAAGCCGTTGTTGCGCCTACGGAGCCCCAGGTTGAGACAGAAAACGCCGTTTCTGACACGGATGTACAGGCTACAGAAGGCAGCGAAGCTACGCAGCCGATTAGCCCTCAGTTGGCAGCGCTTGCTAGAGAAAAGCGCGCCCTCCAGGTTAAAGAGAGGGAGCTTGCGGAGAAAGAGAAAGCCCTAAATAACCCAGGGCAAACTCGAGCGGAGCTTGAGGCTCAGCTAAAAGCCACACCACTGAGAGTACTGCAAGAGCTGGGCGTTACCTACGACCAACTCACTCAAGAAATCTTAGGCCAGACATCTAATTACAATCCCGAAGTCGAAAAGCTGAAAGCTGAAATCGAAGAGCTCAAAAAGGGCGTCGATACTAAGTTTTCACAGGCTGATGAAGCTCAGAATGCAGCGGCCGTTAATTACGTCGCTGACAAACTAGATGCACTTATCGCTGGTAGCCCCGCCGACTTCGAACTTCTTACTTCCGCTGAAGCTGAAGAAGAAGTCGTTCGGCGAGTGTATGACCACTGGAAGAAAACGGGAAAAGAACTCGATGTCGCTAAAGTAGCCCGAGAATATCAAGAGGAATTGATCGAAGAGGCCGTTCGCTTTGCAAAGCTGGGGTTGGTTCAGAAAAAACTCACACCGCCTGAACCGGCGCAAGTTACGTCGCAGCCCCCGCAACAAACAGGAATTAAAACTTTAACCAACAAAGACTCCGCGAGGCCTTCAATGAGCCGTCGTGAGCGAGCCATTTTAGCCATGCAGGGTCAATTAAAAAGGTAGGTAGCCAATGGCTATTGCTCCAGTTTACGCAAATAGTAGCAACCAGATTGCTGCGCTAAAAGAGTTGTACGTTGACGATAAAGACTACATGAAAAATATCGTCTACGCGAAAAACCCGCTTCTTGCGATGATTCCTAAGAACGAATCGCCAGACGGATTTGCTGGTAAATACATCCCGGTTCCTCTGGAATATGGTAACCCGCAAGGTCGCGCGCATCAGTTCTCGAATGCGCAAAACCAACAGACTGCTTCTGACGTCGTTTCGTACTTTGTGTACGCGATTCAGGACTATCAGCTGGTTACGATCACCAACTTACTCATGGAACAAACCAAGAGTAACGCAGGTGCCTTTGTCGACGAGGCTTCTCGCACCCTCGACAATGGTTTCCGCAACTTATCGAACAACATGGCGTTCGAATTGTTCTACGGCGGAACGGCAAGCCGCGGTGTTATTAGCTCCGCTGGTTCTTCGGAATCGGGCGGCGTGATTTCGTTCACTCTGGCTGATCCCGCAAGTGTCGTTCAATTCGAAGTTGGAATGAGCTTGCAAGGCTCTGCAACCGATGGCGGCGCGGCTCTGACTGGCGGTAGCGGCGGCGTGCTGGTTGCTCAGGTTACTAGCGTGAACCGTGGAACGGGCGCTATCACAGCTACGGTTGTTCAAGATAGCTATAGCTCTGACTGGCCCGCTGGCACCTACCTCCAGGTTTATGGGGATATCGGCACTGCCGGTGCTTCCACCATTGCTGGAATGTTGGGTATGTCCGGTTTAGCCGCTTGGGTTCCGGCTTCGGATCCAGGTTCCTCGGATAACTTCTGGGGCGTAAACCGCTCGGCTGATCCTACTCGTTTGGCCGGCCTTCGTTACGACGCTTCTTCGCAGGGCATTTCGGAAGGGTTAACTTCCGCTTTAGCTTTCGCGAACCGCGAAGGTGCCCAAATCGACCTTATCGTTATCGATTTCGTGAGCTATTCAACGCTCATTAACGAACTTGGTGCGAAGGTTCAGTATGTGATGCTCGAGCACGACGAAGTGGAAGTCGCTTTCGAAGCGATTCACTTCCATTCTGCGTATGGCAAGATTCCGGTCCTTGCGGATCGTTCCTGCCAGCCGCAAACAGCGTGGTGCTTAACCATGGATACGTGGAAACTGCGTACCCTTGGAAAAGCCCCTCACATCCTTACTTATGGGATGGAAGGCTTAGAAGGCCTTCGCGTAGGTAATGCCGATGCACTTGAAATCCGCATCGCTTACTACGGAAACCTAATTTGTAGCGCCCCTGGCTACAACATGCAGGTTACGTTGAGCGCTTAAGTTTCTTTCTCTCCGTGAAAGAATGGAAAACCCTTGGTGAGTCCCCCGACTTGCTGGGGGTTTTTCTTATTCGCTGCATAAATCGTCCTTTTGAACACTTTTTGAGGTGCTTTAATTTTTTTTAGGCACGTACTGCGAGGATTTAGTCGGCGGTGGCTACCTCGAGAGCAATCCACCGCTATAAAAAAGGACTAAACCATGTCGCAAGCTCGAGGCGGCCAGAACGCTGGCCATTACTACTCCAATATCACCATGCCCCAAGAAGTGGATGTGACCTTTACGGTCGCGGCCACCAATGGACTTGGGGTCACAAGCGTAAAATCAAACGGTTGGGTCAATAACGTGTTTATGCACACGTCGACAACCCCCTCTGCCAATAACGGCGTTACCAACCCGAATCCCGCAGACGGAATTATCATCGTGCAGCTAAAGCAAAACTATAACGTTTTCCTTGGCGCCCGCTGGAACATCCAAGTTCCTAACACAGGTTCGGAGCTGGACACTTCGGTTGCCAATACGGCCTATGTCATCACAACGGTCGGAAACACCACAACTGCGCAATGGGTGACGATGGGACTTCCTGTCGGCTTTACTCCCGCAGTTGGCCAGACATTTATCGCTGCCGCAAGCGCTACCATCACAGGAACCGGACGGTTTAAGGCGGTTGCCAACTCCAGCGTCGCTTCTATCGAAGTATTTGGGGATCCAAACGCTATGCTAAATAACGTAAATGTCGGAGCCAACTCTGGCGCCTATATTTACTTGCGGGCACTCGACTATGCGGCAGCTCTGGTTCCCCCTACCGCAGGCAGCATCATTAATTTGAGTCTCTTATTTGATCGCAGCTCGGTAACGATCGACGGTCTGTAATTTCCTATCAGCGGGTCCGGGGATTTTTGTCCTCGGGCCCTGCTTTTAGCGAGGTAATATGGCGACCACAGTCCCGTACCAACCGCAAAACCTAGTCACCCAGCAATCGGACGGAAATATCTTAGTCTCTTGGGACGCTTCTTTATCTGCTACCGGTTACATCATTCAAAGATCGACCGATGGGGTTAATTTCTCAAACCTAGACACCGTTGGACAGGTCACAGAGTACCTAGATGAGCTACCAGGCGTTGGGATTAGTTACTGGTACCAGGTGGCCGGGACTAACACGTCGGGAACGGGACCTTATTCCTCTGTTTCCAGAATGATTGCAGCTCCGCCTTCTGAAATGTCTCTATGGGAGCTTCGTTTAAGGGCGCAACAAGCTGCCGACCGAGTAAATTCTGATTTCGTTACTGACTCTGAGTGGAACGCGTTTATTCGCCTGGCGATGTACGAACTCTACGACCTTTTGATTGGGTCTTACGAAGATTATTTTGCTACCGAACGCGTAACCATTCTTACTAACGGCTCAACCCAGTATTACGACCTCCCCAACGGGTACGACAATTATTTAGGTGGCGAGTACGATGGAGTGTCGGGAGCTCCTGCGCAAGCCTTCTATAAAATGGCAGGGGTCGATCTTGCCGTAAACACATCAACCGTTAATCCGGCGTGGGTAACTCTTAAGAAGTTTAATTTCATCGACAGGAATAAATATGTTTACCCAAATTCTACTTCGACGATTTACGGGGTTTATAACCAAGCTTATCGAATCATGGGAAACCAGATTGATTTTATTCCGGTCCCGGCTGGGTCTCAGACCGTGCGTCTGTGGTATGTGCCCAAATTGCCAGCACTCCTCCAAGACACCGACCTCACAACACTTGGATATTCGGGGTGGCTTCGTTACCCAATCGTAAGGGCCGCTAAGTACGCCCTTGATAAAGAAGAGGGCTCCGATACCTCGAAGCAAGATGCCGAAATTTTGTTTTTAAAGCAACGAATCGAGCAAATGGCTCAAAACAGAGATACCGGGGCGCCGGATACCATTTCCGAAACTCGCCGCGATGGGATTTACGGTGGCACCGGCTGGGGTAATGGTGGCGGCGGTGGGAATGCGGGTTGGTAAATGCAGCTCCCACTGAAACTTGCCAAAGAATTGATGGAAACTAAATGGAAATCGATCATCGATCCGTTTCTGTCTAACCCAACCAACAATATTTCTATTCTTAACGACGTGGTCTTGATTAACGGGGTCACGGTTATCGATCACAAACTGGGGCGCAATATGCAGGGTTGGTTTTTGGTTGATATCAACGCTGCGGCAACCATTTATCGCTCTGCCCCGCTTAACGACAAAACTTTAACGCTGACTAGTAACGCCGTAGCAACCGTTTCTTTGGGGGTTTTTTAAGATGCCGACCACAACGACTTCTCCAAATATGAGTCTAATTATCCCAACGGTCTCACAGGATCCGGGACCGGATTGGGCGGGAAATCTTAATGCCTCGTTAAGTATCATCGACCAGCATACACACGCTCCGGGAAGCGGTATTCAAATTACTCCCGAGGGGATGAATATTTCTTCGGACCTCTCGTTTTCGAGTAATAACGCAACTCTGTTAAGGTCAGCCCGATTTGATATTCAGTCCGCAGCACTTGCAGATGCTACCGATTTAGGGTGTGCCTACGCGGTCGGAGACGATGGGGACCTTTACTACAACGACGGGTTAGGAAATCAGATTCAAATTACGGCTAACGGCGGTGTTGCGGGAAGCCCCGGCTCTATCGCGAGTCTCACCTCGCCCGCCTCAGCGTCCTGGGTCTCTGCCACCGCGACTTTTGTCTGGAAGTCGACAGCTCTTTTAGCCGCCAACATGGATGCGGCAACTTTAATTGTCCGATACCCGGGCAGTTACCCAACTCCGTCTGGAAACTACATTGCGATTCAAGCCCCCAGCTCTTTAGCTTCCGGATATGCAATCACACTACCCGCTTTACCCGCCTCAGCTAGTTTTCTCACCATTTCTACAAGCGGAACCCTAGCGGGGGGTCCCGCTTTAGCTAACGGAATTACCCGTTCCAACTTAGAGCCCGTTGGCCAACAAATTAGCTCAAGCTGCGGGGCTTCTGACACAATCACCTCAACAAGCTTTACCGACATCACAAATCTTTCGGTCGCTATTACTTCCACCGGAAGACCCGTTCGGCTTTTTTTACAACCCGATGGAACCGCCAACGCAGGACGGTTTAATGTGGACGCCGACTCCACGGTGGCCGAAGTCAGAATTCTTAGAGACGGAAGTTCCATAGCTGTATTTGAAGTCAGAGGGCCGCAAGGAACTGGGGTTATCGATTTTCTCGATACGCCCGCAGGGGCTCTTTACGCGTACAAAGTACAAGCAAAGGTAGTCACTGGGACGTCGGTTTCTCCCAGGTACATGAAACTGGTTGCTTACGAACTATAAAAACATGCTTGAAAAACAATCAGCCAATATAAATTTCGCCCTCGGACTGGATCAAAAAAAGGATCCTTTTCAGATTCCGCTTGGGAAATTCGAACGGCTGGTTAATAGCGTCTTTAATAAGGTGGGCCGGCTGACAAAAAGAAACGGCTTTGGCCTACTGAAAGTTTTGGACGACACCTACTCGTACCTCACTACGTTTCGCGGCAGTTTGACTGCAATCGGAGAACAGGTCGCGGCTCTTTCTAAAGGAATAAACGAATGGGTGGAAGAAGGCTTTTATAAGTCGGTCGATTTAGGTGTTACCTCGATTGTTCGAAGTAACTCTAACGTGATTCAGTGCGACTCAGTCACCGCTCCCAACGGGCTTGTTTGCGTTGTTTTTACCGAAACCCCTAATTACGTAAGCGAATACTATTTTTATTCGATTTACGACACGGTCACAGGCCAAATTCTAGTAAAACCAACCTACATTACCCCCTCGAGTGGAAATGTGGCCGATATCATTGGCCAGCCTCGAGTCTTTTGGGCCAATAATCGTTTCTTAGTCTCTTTTGTTGCGGATATTGGCGGTGCCGAGCATTTACAAGTGCTCCCCATTAGTTCGGCAACGCTCGCTGAGGGGACTGCCTTTGACATCACAACTTCTTACGAAAGTTCAGACCGAGTCGCATACGACGGGGTGGTTGCAAACAACTCTCTTTATTTCGCGTGGAACGGGGCATCTACTTCTGGAATTAAGATGGCTTACGTCAACGCTGCCTTAACAGTATCGTCGACCGTAATCGTTGATGCCGCTCATCAGGCAGAATCCATCGGTGTTTGGGCCGATGATACCCAGCCTACACCGATCATTTGGGTTGGATATTGCGATCCGACCAACACCGCAACTTGGATTTTAGCTCGAAGCTCGACTTTGGCGTCTATTCTTGCCGCAACCGGAAACGGTACGGACGGCATTAACGTAACCGGATGGGCGCAAAACGGGGTTTCGACCTTGGTGGTCGAATACAGTAATCCGTGGACCTTCGATACGACGATTCCCAATAGTTTTGTGTTTATGAGCGATGTCACCCAGGCTGGAGTTATTTCCAATGCACGTTCCGTTAAGAATATGGGACTAGCGAGTAAGGGCTTTATCATCGATGGCGTTGGATACGTTGGGATTTGCTCAGGCACACCCTATCAGCCGACTTATTTTGTCGTCGATGAAGAAAAGCATGTTGTTTGCAAAGTCGCTTACCAAAATGGAGGCGGGTTTTTAACAAGAGGCCTTCCCGCTGCAACCGTTCTTAACGACAATGAAATAAGTTTTCCTTACCTATTCAAAGCCATTATTCAGGCCGCAGGAAAATCCAACGCGTTAGCTACAGGATCCCAGCCCTTAAATGTGTACGCTCAATTGGGAGTGAACCTGGCCAACCTTATTTTCACTCAAGAGCCCATCGTCTCAACCGAAGCGGGGAGAAACTTATCTGTTTCTGGTGGTTTTCTGTGGGCTTACGACGGCGATACGCCAAATGAAAATAATTTCCACCTTTGGCCAGAGCTTGTTTTGAGTGCCGACGGTACCTATAGCGGGATTGCGGCCACAACAACCTCAAACGCTTTTACGGGCGATACTACCGACGAAAGCGATTTAATAACGGCGATGTCCGCTACCGCCAATATCCTTCCCGGAATGACGGTAACCGGAGTTGGGATTCCGGCTGGAACCATCGTCCTTGCCTTGGTTCCCGACCCGACTTCGCCTGGGGATTTAGCTGTAAAAATCTCTCAACCGGCAACGGCTACCGGCGCAGGGGTGGCTCTTACTATCGCAGGAGCGGTGGCTGAAGACGTCTACTACTACCAGTTTGTTTACCAGTGGTCCGATGCTCAGGGGAACGTTATCCAAAGCGCTCCCAGCGTCCCAGTAACGATCGATACAACTGGAACGGCAACGGCGGTTGTAACTATTAAAGTCCCAGCTCTCACCATTACTTACAAGATCGATAACCCAGTAAAAATTGTGGGCTACCGCTGGTCCGATTCGCAACAAAGCTATTACCAATTTACAACTGTAGCGCTTCCCTTCCTAAATGACCCGTCTCAACAAACTATTACTTTGGTTGACGCAAGCTCCGATGCCACGATCGCGGGAAATAACCTGATATACACAACGGGCGGTGTTTTAGAAAATACCGGCGCTCCCGCTACCACAGCACTCACTCTTTTTGACGATAGAGTTTGGCTTATCGACGCCGAAGACGAAAACCTACTCTGGTACTCCAAAAAGCTCGTCAACGGCGTACCAGTAGAAATGTCAGACCTTCTTACCTATTTTGTTGCGCCAACGGTAGGGGGCCAAGGTTCCACAGGCGGTAACAAGTGCCTTGCTGCGATGGACGATAAACTTATTATTTTTAAAGAAAACGCTATCTATTACGTCAACGGCACAGGGCCGGACAATACCGGCGCCAACAGTCAGTACAGCCAACCCGTTTTTGTAACGGGGTCGGTAGGTTGCTCCAATCAGAAATCAATAACGATGATCCCCTCGGGGTTAATTTTTAGATCCGATAAGGGCTTTTGGTTATTAGGACGAGACCTTTCGACTCGGTACATCGGTGCAGACGTAGACGACTACAACGAGTTTACGGTTACCTCGGCGACCAACGTTCCAGAGACAAACCAAGTTCGGTTTTCGTTAAGTGACGGCACCATGCTCATGTACGACTATTTCGTTGAGCAATGGGGTATTCTCGAGGGGGCGTCGTCGGTTTCCTCGACAATTTACCAAGAACTTCACACTTTGATTAATCAATACGGGCAGGTGCTTAGAGAAACCCCGTTACGCTATCTTGATTACACAACCCCAACTCTTCTTTCTTTAAAAACCGGTTGGATTAATCTTGCGGGCCTTCAGGGGTATCAAAGAGCCTACTTTTTCTATCTTTTAGGCCAGTACTTAACTCCACACAAATTGCTAGTGAGTGTGGCTTACGACTACAACCCGTCGCCCGAGCAATCGAGCCTTATTACCCCAACTAATTATTCACCGCCTTACGGGGGTCCCACACCTAATCCAGGGACTGGGTTAGATTCCGCAGACCCCTATGGACAAGAGTCGCTTTACGGGGGCGAAACAAACGTCGAGCAATGGCGGATTTTTTTGAAAAAGCAACGCTGCCAATCCATCCAGATAACCATCCAAGAGGTTTACGATCCCTCGTTTGGGGTTTCTGCCGGCGCGGGCTTAACGCTTTCGGGAATTAATCTTGTTTGGGGATACAAAAAATCTTTCCGTCCGATTTCATCGGCTCATTCGATTGGTGGAGGTACGAAATGAGTTTGTACGGCGAATATATAAAAGAAAAACAAGGCGACGGGATTGTAGAACGCACAGAAGGTTTTGCTACCTACCGGTACTTGAGAAACAAAGACCAGGTTCAGGTTTACGTTATCGATATTTACGTTCGGCCTGAGTTTAGAAAATCAGGGCTAGCTTCCGCGATCGCTGATGAGATCGCTGAAATTGCCAAAAAAGAAGGGGCAACGGAAATGTTGGGCACAGTCAACCCTTCTGCGAATGGAGCAACTGAAAGCCTTAAAGTTTTGTTGGGTTATGGAATGCGCCTTAAGAGCGCTTCGGAAAATCTGATCATCTTCGGAAAGGGGATTTAACATGGGATTGGTAACAGGAGCATTGGGAATTGGCGGGCCGGACGCGCCACAGTTGGCAGAGGTTCAAGGATCGATAACGGACTACCAGGCTCAAGACGCTATCAAGGCGAGCCAAATCGGCCTACAAAAACAAAACCAGTTGCTGGCAGCTCTTCAAGACCAGGGCGGACTGCAGAACCAATCGAATGTTTATAACCAGCTTCAAGGGGTTGTATCGGGTAGCGGTCCCAACCCCGCGCAAGCGATGCTTAATCAGGCCACCGGTCAGAATATCGCAAGCCAAGCGGCTTTGATGGCGGGGCAAAGAGGGGCGAGCGCCAACGCGGGTTTAATTGCTAGGCAAGCAGCACAACAGGGAGCCAATACCCAGCAACAAGCGGCAGGACAAGCCGCAGTGATGCAAGCTAACCAATCTCTAAACGCTCTTGGGCAGGCCGGAAACATTGCAACGACACAGGCGGGAAACCAAATCAATCAAACCAACGCTCTCGCCGCCTCTCAACAATCGCAGCAACAGGCATTGCTTAATGCCATCGCTGCGCAAAATAACGCCCGAGTTGGAAACCAAAGTAGTCTGAATAGCGCCAACGCCAGCATATCCAATGCCAGAACTGAGTTGCAGGGGAAGGTTATCGGGAGCGCAATGAATGCGGGAGGTGCCGGCGCCAAAATGGCGACCGGAGCTAACGGAGGAATCGTTGAGGGTCCAGGGGTTTACGGTCCTGGATACGCAAAGGGCGGTTCGGTAGGCGGCCCACAAAGTCACATTGGGCAGTATTTAGCCAACATGGCTTGCGGCGGAGAAGCCAAAGCAAGCGGTGGCGGTTTGGTGGATGTAATGATTTCCCCGGGAGAAAAGATCGTCCCCCCTCAAGAGGTACAAAAGGTTGCCCAGGGCGAAAAGCCCCAAATGAAAACAGTCCCAGGCCAAGCCAAGGTTGCAGGCGACTCTCTTAAAAACGATACGGTCAAAGCCAAGCTTCCCGCGGGAACTATCATCGTTAAACGAAGCCGTGCGAACAACAACCCTGAAGGTTTTATAAAAGAGGTCCTGGCAAAAAGAGGTAAACGCAAATGAGTCATTTTAAGGACATGAAAAAGATTCACGAGGACAAGGAAAAGGCCGTCTTTAGAAACAAAAGCGGCCACGAAATTCGTGTAGCCAAAAAAACCCTCTCCTCTTCAATGCTAAAAAAACTTAGCAACCTCCCTCTTCACTCGGCTGAGGGAAACTACGTCTCCGAACCCGAAGAGTTTGAACCCGGAAGGGATTATTCTGTGGCTCCTCTTCCCGGCGACCCAATCGCCTCGTTTGCGCCACAAAAAACTGAGCCGGAAATCGATGCATATGCAGAACAGTTGCAAAAACCCATGGCTGGCGCTTTCGAAAAGCCCCTTGCTCCTGTTGAACAAGATAGGATCTTGGCGGAGGAGGCAGAGCCAGTCACGCAACCGGCAGCTCCCGCGCAAGCGCCAAAAGCGGTCAGCAAGCCCGCGGAACCCCCTAAAATTCAGGCACCCGCAGCAAAGCCAGTAAACACTCAAGAGCAACACTTTCAAACGCTGAGCCAGGAAACCCAAAATTTTGCCGCAGACTTAACCAATGGGGTTATCAAGCCACAAACCATGCAAGACCTGTATGGCAAAAAGGACACTCTTGGAAAGATTGGAACCCTTTTTGGCTTGATGTTGTCCGGTATTGGGTCTGGCTTGGCTGGGCAACCAAACGCAGTCCTAGAAATGATGAAGTCCGAGATCCAAAACGATTTAGATGCTCAAAAAGAATCCGCGAAGAACAAACAGAACCTATTTAGACTTAATTTCGAAAATCAGCTTACGAAAGCGAATATTGAACTCGCTGGAGCCAATACAGAGCTTGCCAGAAAAAATGCAGAAATCGCAGCAACCGAGCTTACCAAGAATCAGTTAATGCTCGGAGTTCTAAACAACGCTTTGGGGCAGATAAATAAACTTCCCAACGGAAGTCCACAGAAGCAAGCTGGCCTTCAAACGTTAAGCACCATGAGCCAAGCGGTTGACCAGGAAATACAGCTTGGAAACACCAGAGCCTCTCAGCAAATGACGGATGAAGAGGCGATGTTCAACAAAAGACAACAGTCATTAATGGCGGCCGCTGCCGCCGGGGTTCCTGGGATGGCCGAAATGGCTAGGTTCGAAGCCGAAAGACACGTTCCTGGAGTTGGCAATGCGTCCATTCCGGTTCCCGCCAATGTCAGAGAAGAAATGGTTGCCCATCAAAGACTTGAGAACGCAGCGACTGATCTGTTGGAATATTCTAAGTCACACACCAATTTGGTGCCGGGCACACCTGAGTACAATACGGGGGCGCAAAAGGCCCTTGTACTTCAGCAAATGGTACGAGAAGGCTTATTGGGAACTGTATTTAGAGAATCTGAAAAGCCGTTGCTGGAAAAATTTGTAAACGAAAACCCAGCCGGCGCCTTGAAGGCGATTTCAACTCAGCCAAAATTAAGAGCGCTTATTGAATCCAACGCTTTGGCTTCTAACACAACTAAGAAGGCCTATGGGCTACCAACCAAAGCGGGCGGAAAAAAATCCTCGTCGGAAAAACTGGGTCCTGACGAGAAGATCGTGAACGGATACGTCGTAAATCACAAACTAAAAAAGGTCATAAGGAAGGCTAAATAATGTCTGGTTTAGCGCCCAATACACAAAGTGCTTTTGGGTTTCCGATGGATCCACCGCAAGCTCTTCCGTGCTTAAACCCAAGCTGTAAGTCTCACGGAAAACCACACCCCAACTGCCGTTGCTACAGCGGAAGCGAATCGGGATATTTTTCCGACGGTGGCGAGGTTGGCTTTTGTTCTGCCGAAAGAGAGCACAACCAGGACTGCGAGTATTACGCTGGGGGTGGCGACGTTCTTCCTTCTTACGAAAGTGTGGTAGGCGCAGAGAACGAACTGCCGTCTTACGAGAGCGTTGTGGGAGATTCTGGCGATCTTCCTTCTTACGATGAAGTTGTTGGCGCTGAGGACAGGCCAACCGACTACATGGAAACCGCTAAAGCGGCAGCCGAAGGTCTAGCACAAGGAATTGCAGGCCCAATAGCTCCGTGGGCTCAAGTTAATTTAGGAATCAGCACCAAAGAAGATATTGCAAGGCGTGCCGAAGAAAATCCGATTGCCCACGGCATTGGTGAGGCGGCCGGTTTTGTAGGTTCTCTAGCTACGGGAACTGGACTTGCTGGATTTGTAGCCAAGGGTGCGGGGAAGGTTGCTAGGGCCGCGGAGCTTGGAAAAGCCGGTAGCGTTATTCTTAAAGGTGCCCTAGAGAGCGCCGCCTTTGAAGTTTCAAACGAAACAACAAAAGCAATTCTTGGACAAGGCGATCCAGAACGGCCAGTTTCTGCCGCGCTACTCCACGTGGGGGCGGCGGGTCTCATGGGGGGGGCAACGCGTGGCGTGTTTACACTGGGAGAGGGGTTAATCGGCAAAGGCATTAACTCTAAAATGGGAAGAGAAGCTGCCGAAAAGGTAGAGACCTTTTTGGCCGATCTAGCGAAAAGCGATGATCCTTTAAAAGCGTTGGGGGTAAACAAAAAAGTTAGTGATATGGTTTCGAAATCGATAGCGTTCCCTTTGGCCATGAAAACTGGAACAGGGCAAGCTGGGTATGTGGTGATCGAGGCCTTACTGGCTAAACCGGTCAGCAAAGTGATGGGAAAATTAAACCCATATGCTCGCGCCGCACTACTAAAAGCAGCGTCGGTTTATGAGTCGGCTGGGGTGGCAAATGCAGTTCACTACGCTTCGGAAGCATTTAAGGGCGAGCAAAAAGCAGTTCAGGGGCTTGCTACTATATTCTCTGCTGGAACCGCAGCGATTGCGGAACCTGTCTCAGAAGCTGCGCGAGAACAACTAAAGGAGTTTATTGAAGGTGGCCAGGTCGAACAACAGATAGAAAACTCGACTCACGCTCAAGCCCAAGGCAACAATTTTGCCAGTGGTGGAATGGTTTCCGAGCCGAACACGTCTTTTTCTAAGGTTTTCCCAGAACAAAACATGCTCTTAAACGCCGCCAAGGGAAGAATCTCTACCTACCTAAATAGCATCCGTCCGTTACCCAACCAGCAGAAACTCCCATTTGATAGGGCATCCAAAAACAAAGACAAGCATCGCGAATACAGCCGCGCCATAGATCTGGCTGTGAATCCGCTCTCCATTTTAGACCGTGTCAACAAGGGGGATATAACACCCTCCCATATGAAGCATTTCGTAGCGATGTACCCAGAAGTTTATCGGTATCTTGGAAGGGAAATGACTAAAAAAATCACCGAGGCGCAAGTGAAAGGGGAGTCAGTACCCTACAGAAAAAGACAGGCAATGAGTTTGTTTTTGGGAGCAAATTTGGATTCTACTTTTACGCCGGCGGCGATTCAGACGATTCAGGGATTGTACGCAAAGAAGCAGGTGGCTATGCAGCAGCAGGTGGCGGCCAAAAAATCAGCCTCCCTAACTAAGACCGCGAATCGTTTTTCGACTGACGACCAGGCTCGGCAGACCCGCCAGCAGAGTTCGAAAGCTTGACTCTAAGGTTGTGCTGATCGTGATTGTGGCAGACGGGCTCGTCTTTAAGAATTTCCACTATAGCAATTACCAGAAACGTTAAGAACCAAGTAAGCATAACCACCTTCCAGCCAGAGCTTAAATTAGCCCTCACTTGATATTATAGCAATTATTGTGCCTCGCGTCAAATCGGCCTTTCGCACACGTATGTAGAGCTAGGCAGGCCATCCCTGTCGAACCCATAAGGAGCCACACAATGAGTATACGCTCGCAAGCCAAGCAAGCCGTGGTAGTAAACGGCAACCTTGCTGCCAACATCACTAGCGAAGTAACCGTAATTCCAAAACTTTCGATGGTTACGTACGCCTATTCATGGTCTGGGAGTTCTCCGGTAGGAACAGTAATTGTTCAGGTGTCTAACGATTATGCACTTGATGCCCAGGGCGACGTCTCAAATGCGGGGACCTGGAACACCCTCCCTTTTGTCGATTCAGCTGGGGATACAGTTACCTCTTTCGCGCTTAGCGGAAATTCTGGCGTTGGGTTTTTAGAAGTTGTTACCGGGGCCTATGCGATTCGCACCGTTTACACGCGCACATCAGGATCCGGAACCCTCCAAGTAACTTTAAATTCGAAGGTGACCTGATGGCTGACTTCGAAGGAAAGTACTCACCTTTTAGTGGTGGCGGTGGAGGCGCGGGTGGAACAGTTACCTCGGTTGACTGCACGGTTCCCGCTTCAATTCTTTCAGTCTCAGGCGTTCCCATCGTGGATGCCGGAACGATTGCGATTGATTTAGTTACTCAGAATGCAAATAAGGTTTGGGCCGGTCCCACAACCGGGGCTGATGCTAACCCGACGTTTCGGGCTTTGGTTGCGGCTGATATCCCCTCTCTTTCTTCTGTTTACCTTCCCTTAGCTGGCGGAACGATGGCGGGCGCTATTGCCATGGCCACCAACAACGTTACGGGCGCGGGAACCATGTCGAGCGGAATTTTTTCTAGCACGACCAGTAACCCCGCAGGGGCTGGGCTTCTTCGCGCAGCAAATAACGAAAGCTTAGCGTGGCGCGATTCCAGTAACGCTGCCAACGCAACGTTTTTATTCAACTCCAGTAACCAATTCGTTCTTAACTACTCCGCAAACCGAATGGTGGTTGACGGTACGGGGCCGGTATCCGTAAACGCTGCCATCGATACCATCAAAGCGTTTCGAGTTGGCGCAGGCGGAACGACCGCGACAAGCGGGATTACCGGGGTTGCTCAAATTGGGATTTCTTCAGAGCTTGTCAGTAGCTCGAGTGCCACAAGCGCTACCTATGGTTTTTACTCCGCGCCTTCAACTGCAAACGCGTCCTATACGTGTGCTGCCCGATATAGTTTTTATTCAGACGTCGCAACTAAAGGGGCTTCGTCCACAATTACTCGAGACATTGGGTACTACGTTAACCTGCCGAACCAGGGAACCAATAACGCCTCGATTGCCGACAATCTGGCCTTTACCGGAAGCTGGTTTATAAATTCAAACAATTCGACCGTTCCCTCTTTGTTTTCTGGCGTAAATTTTGGGGGGATTTCTTCTAACAAAATTATCGTAAATACAGCATCGTTAGCGGGAACCGCAACCGCAATAGAGCTTGTGGCCGGGGCATCGTCTGCGGCGGCAACTGTAGGGGCGAACCTAAGGCTCGGCGGGGGCGCTGGGGGCTCAGGCGCCGAAAAAGGCGTTGTGGTTATTTTGGGAACCGCCAATTCGACCGGTCAGCGTCCGTGTTTAGTTTCCGAAACCGATGGCGTTGGCGAGTTTGGTTATAACTATGCAGGCGGGGCCTACGCAAGGTTCAGAGCCGGGTTCTTAAAAACCTCACTTGAAGTCAGAGATTCTGGCGGATCAAGTTCAGGAATTCTTTTATTCCAAGACGGATCGAACTCAAGAGTAAGTTTTTTCAGAAGTACGGCGGGTCACGGCCTTAGACTTGAGAACACCGGCGATAGAATCCTTCAGATTCAAGACGAGTCGGCCAACGTCCTTTTTCAGTTTAGTAACGGAAACTTTATAACCGGGACCGGCACTTCAAACGTGGTGCGATTTAATAACGCAACCCAAACGACGGTTGGCGCAGCGGGCGCGGCAAGTGCGTTACCCGCAACCCCGTCTGGTTATATCGAATTCAACATCAATGGAACGGCCTATGTTCTTCCGTACTACGCCAAATCTTAAAGGAGACTTTAAATGCTAACTACACCTGATGTTTTAGTCGACGCGGGAAGTATGGCGGGGAATATTACGTCTAGCTCCCAGCAACTTACCAACATCTTTGGGTACTCAGTTCAAGCGGTCTATACCGGCTCCCCAGTCGGCACCATAAAGCTTCAGGCAAGCCTTGATAGAACGACCTGGAATGATGTTAGCAATTCTTCGACGGCAATTTCGGCCGCTGGTTCAACGCTTTGGAATATTTCAGACGTTCAATACCCGTACCTCAGGGTTGTTTACACAAGAGACAGTGGGTCAGGGGTATTGACGGTCAAATTCTTTGGAAAGGGGTTTTAAAGATGAGAACCTTGTTATTAGTGTACGCGCTATTGGCGGTAGTCGCGCTCTGTGATTCACCAACCTACACAGCGGATCCCTCGCAGGGCGAGCATGCAACGGGATATTCAAAGCCGCTTACGTTTGAACAAAAACAACTGGAAAACGAGCTTGAGGCTAACGCGTCCGAGTACACGTTCGACTACGATGCCTCTCAATATCGAAATATCTTTTTCGGGTACCGCAAAAACATGCGGTTAGGCGGGACATCAAAACGGTATGCGCTAGGTGAAGGTGAAGAGCTTAAAGATATCGACCTAAACGACTTTGGAAAGCCGCTTCTTCCGATTCTGGATCAAGGAAACTGTGGCAGTTGCGTTATCTTCGCGTTTACTCGGGGTTGGATGAATGAATATCTCATTCGGGGCCTTTCTCTTTCGTTGCGTTCTGCCCAGCACTACATGACATGCTCTAGCGGGTCCCAATGCTCTGGAGCTTACGGGGAAGAAATCGCTGACGACGCCGTAAGACTTTCCAAATCGGGCGGCCTTTATTCAGAGGCGGATGTTCCTTACCGAGCTCGTAGTGGGATGTGCATTAAAAATGCAAATCTTCAAAAAGATGGTGGCGGGATTAAGTCTTACAAGACCTTAGACGGGTCCGACAGAAGTCTGCTTGCGGCCCTAAACCACGGGCATGGAGTAATGGTTGGAGTTGCTGCCAACGGCACGTTCCAAAGTTATCGAAATGGGGTCTACAACGGTTGTAACTCGATGGGTATTAACCACTACGTTTACCTGCGCGGCATGAAATGCGGTGACTCCAATAAGGACGCGGCTGGTAACTGTGTTTTTGATTCGCAGGGGTATTTTAAGAATAAGCAGGATGTAATTATCGACGTCGATAACTCCTGGAGTGAACGATGGGGCAATAACGGCACTATCACCATGAAACTTTACGGTCGAAACGGGCGGCGTTGCAACGGTATCGCAGCGTTTGATGGGGATGCTCAAATTTTAGAAACGGGCCTTCCCATTATTCCCCCCTCTCCTCCTGGACCAGTGGAATTTAAGCTTGAAGGCGCGACCGCTAAGCTTTCCGTCGTGGTTGAGTCTAAGGGAAAAGTCGACGCGTACAAGGCGGCTCTACAAAGCGCGTTAAAGTCTTTGGAAAAAAGGAGCAAAAAATGAAACGACTACTGCCAATCGTTGCGCTTCTTATCGTAATTGGGTGTGGGGCCGACGCTAAGTTTCAAATCAAAGAGCCGGGTATCACCGTAGACGTTGAGGTTATTTCGGGAAGTGTTGAAGAGGCAAAAGCCGTGCTGCAGGCGGCTGTAGATTCCGTCAAATAAAATGAAAACGAAGATACTGGAAGCCACGTTGATTCCTATCAGCCTAGTAATTGTGATTGCGGGGGTTGTTTCTTACGTAACCTCCATTGACGCCAAAGGGTCAGAAACAGCTTCTCGAGTCGAAAGAATGTCTAAGTTCTATAGCGATTCGATTTCTAAAATTACTGACAGGCTTGATGAAATCAAAGAACGGTTAGTTCGAATAGAAGCAAACCAAAACGGGAGAAAATAAAATGAAAAAACCATGGCTATCTAAAACCCTGTGGATCAACCTAATTATGGCAGTGAGCGCGTTTATTCCGGTGGCTCACGAATATCTAGTCGCACATCCAGAGGTGGTTGTAATCGGCTTTTCGGTCGTAAACATGCTCTTGCGACTGGTCTCTAAAGACCAGCTATCGCTTGTAGACGACAATGGTTGAATCAATATTTTCGATTCTCGATTCGGTTTTAAATATCGTCGAGGAAAAGGTACGTCGAAAATACATAGATAAATTCTTTAACCTTGAGAAAGAATGGTATGAGCTTAACAAAGTCCCTCAAGATGAGCGCGACAACGCTCGGCTTGATGCTATTGTGTTTGAGTTGCAGCTCATTTTCCGTGACCTCTCCTCCGAACTTAAACCAAAGGACTCTTGAAATAAGTCTCGCGCGTCCCGGGTTTCTTCAATACGGCTGGTACGAATGCGCGGGACTTTTGTGTCTTAAGAAGGTTCACAAAATTGAATACTACGATCTAAGGGATCCTGAGGTTTCTAAAAAGTTAGTCGAAACCGGATTTAAGGTTGTGGTCATTTCTTCGCCAAAATAGGAACTTTATGGAAATGAAAGTTTCTCAGAAGTGCCTGGAGCTTATTAAGGAATGCGAGGGGTGTAGTCTTCATTCTTATCAGGATATCGGCGGTGTCTGGACAATCGGGTACGGTTGCACGCACGATGTTGGTAAAAACGATAAGATTACTCAAGAGGAGGCAGAGTCGATGCTTCTGGCAGCGGTCCTAACTACTGAGGCCGCGGTCAATCTGTTGGTTACCGTCCCGTTGAATCAAAACCAATTCGACGCACTTGTTTCGTTTACCTACAATGTTGGCGAGGGGCACTTAGAATCTTCCACTCTCCTAAGGCTTCTTAACTTAGGGGACTACGAGGGAGCGGCAGAACAGCTTCTTAGGTGGAATAAGGTGAACGGGCAAATAGTGTTTGGATTAGTAAAGCGCCGACATAAAGAGTATGAGCTGTTTTTAAAGGCTGAGGAATCGCCCGAAAATTCAGACCCCGACTAGCCGTTTGAGCCCCTTTTTGCTGCCACGGAGACGCGTCTTATACACTCATTCATGTCGTGCTCCAGGTTTTTGCCACACAGGTAGTCCATGGAAACCCCCAGGGCGTTTGCTAGATTATAAAGGTTCTCGGCGCTAATCCCGCTTTTCGCATCTAATACCAGGTATAGAGCCTGATGAGACATCCCAGCCTGTTCAGCCAAATCGTAGACCGAAATTTTACGCTCCGTAACGATGGCTTTAAGGTTCTTTGCGATAATTTTCTTTGTATAACTCATAGGCAGGTGTCTAACATTTTGACTACTTTGTTAAGTATATTGACTAAGCTGAAACATATTGATACACTGCGTTATAGAGTGAGC